TACCATAGCGTGGATCAGACATGGCAGTAACTACTTCTGCTGTTGATCTATATGGTGTAGGTCCACTTGATGAAGCACGACCTGAAACTAAGTTTGGTTCAACACCCATAGCGTTATTGTATTGAGAATAGAGACCCTGTACTGCAAGTTTAATAGCAGGTGCATCTGCTGTCTCGGTTAAGTCATTAAAAGCCTTAACATCTTCAGCAGGTAGATTATCCAAAGCCCATGTGACCATCTTACCGTAGGTTTCATCTCCACCGATGCTATCTTTAATACCTTGTATCTGAGCAGAAGCAATATCTTCTCCTGTTGCACCAGAAGCACCTCTCAATCCATCAAGGTAAGTATCTATAACTTGTTTAGAGAAACCTGCTTCTCCAAGTTTTGCATAATCGTCATCTGATATTTCATCATTATCCTGAAAGCGTTGAGAGATTTCCTGTGGATCAATACCAACTTCTTCTAATACTGAAGCAAGACCATCACCATAAAATTCTTCTGCATTAAATTCAGCAAGATCTTCTACTGATTTAAACTTTCCAAGTATAAGACCGTTCTCATCAGTTTCATTTTTAGCTAAAGTTTGTAGGTCTTCAGCAGACATTGGTGGTGTCTCTGAGACATTTACCTGGGATGAAGTCATAAAATTTGTTTAGTTATAAGTCATTGTACGACCATTTTTAGTTTCGACCACTTTAGGTTTGTATGGAGCAGGTTCATCATTAATACCTAGCTTACTTACAACAGCCTTTGCTGGTTCAGTTTCTGGTGTTTTTGTTTCTGTATCAGGCTTCTTGGTTGGCATTGATTTCCTCCGAAGTTAATTGAGCATTGGCATTTTTCTGTGGATCAAGTAGTGGTGATCCAAGGGCAGCAGGTCCAAGACTTTGAATAAGCTGCTGCTGTTGCATAGCTTGCATCTCAGCCTGTATCTCTTCCTGTGTCTTCACTAGGTTAGCAGTATCTATTCCGATTGAATTTGCTAGTCGTTTTATAGCTTCATCTACATTCATGTACTGCCTCATAATATCTGGACCTAAAGCCTGACTTACTGTACCGATAAACTCAATAAGCTTATTACGATCATTACCTCTACCAAGACCTTGAACACCAGTAACGATCTTAGGTTTCACTAATTTCTCTGGTAGCTGCGGTGCTTTACCTGACCGGACGAGCATGTGCATCCTACGTTTTAGATATGGTAATTGAAACTCTTGAGTAAGTATGGAGTAGATACCACCAAGACTGTTCTCTAGCTCATTAGCCATCATGGTAACTTCTGCTGCTGTCACTCTTTCAGCATCTCTCTGTACAGAACGTGCCATGAGGAAAGCATATTCAAGTCTTGATTCAATACGCTGTATAGCAGAGAAAGATACTTGAAAGTCCCCACCCTTGTTAACCTGCATCACAGAAATATCTGCTGCACTACCTTCTCGTATGGCTCCATTGGGAGCCTTTGCCAAAGTAGCTGCTCTGGTCACACCATTAGGATTTACAAGAAATAGAGTTTTAGCTGATGCTGCTGCACCTTCTATGATGGCTTGCATCAAAGCTTCTAAACTGATCAAGTCTCCTCTGTATTCTTCTACATATCCCCTGCCATAATCTTCACCATCTATTCTTACAAATCTCAAAGTAATCCAAGGTGATACATCTACCTTTGATCTGCCATCAGTGCCTGGTATCTTTTCTCCCTTACATTCCTGATACCACATAAAGTCATCATTAACTCTCCTGACGTATGTATATATATCAAGATCACCTTCCATTGTCTTTTCATCATAGTTCTCTTTTTTTTTGATCTGTTCCAAGAACTCTGGTGAGAGAGCGTTAGGGCTTACTGATTCCTGTGTAATGATTTCCAATACATTACCTACAGCATCACGCTTACATACAAACTTTGATAGTGGATATACTTTCAGTCCATCATCTGTTAGATAAAGCAGAACATTCCCACCAACGATCAGATGTTTCAATGCTTCAAACATAGCTACACGATCATTGGATATTTCTATCTCATTCATCAAGGCTGTTTCTATTGTGCGTAATCCTTTATCTATCTCTGTCTCTAGTCCTTCCTGTCCCTGCTTCAGCAATTCGAGACTATCAATACTAAGTTTGAAGAAGGCAGTTGATGGTGGTAGTAAAGCAAACAATAATTTTGATGCAAGACTGTTTACCCCTCTAGCACCTACAGCTTGAAAAGGAGTTTTTATCTTTGCTCTTGTTCCAGTTGTACTCTCAGGAATAAGACTAGGTATTGTAAGTTTTGATGATTCCTTTGCTTCTCTATCAAAGGTGGATCTTGAACTTTGCAGTTGTGCATATCTACCAGCAGCAGTCTGTCCTTGTGTTGAATACTCCATAGTTAATAATTAAGGTTTCCAGTACCTGTGTTGGGGTTACGAGCAATACGAAGGGAAGATGTACCAAACCTCCTACCTACCCTTGTACTTCTTCTCCTTCTTCGAGATGGAGCAGCAGATTCTGTTCTCTGTTGTCCTCTAACCGTAGTACCAGGTGCGACTGTCCTGTTGATGGTACGCATCTTAGGTTCCGGTTCCTGTGGTGCCGGTGGTGTTGGAGGTGGAGTAGGAGCAGGTGGATCTACCCTTGATGGTGCAGGTGGGGGTGTTCTTTCTACACGAGCCATCATTGGAGTACTATCTTTAGCATTAGGTTGTGGCGATTGAGGAGGACGAGGAGTTGGTCTTGGTCTTGATGGTAAACACATAATTAAGCAACTCCTGTTCTACGACCTGTAGGACTAGTTTTAAATTTTCTTTTATTAAAATTATGCTTTGCTCTAGCTTGGTTGGCTGTTCTTCTTGTCCTGTCAGATCGTGACATCCCACTACCTGTGGTTAAAGAATCTTTAAGGACGCTTAGATTTGGATCTACATAAGTTCCTTCTCTTTTTTTTCTTTTAATTTTTAATTGTTCTGTTGCCTTGACAGTATCTTTTGGATTTTTGACACCAGTTTGCATACCTGTCACGACAGGAGGTGAGTCTTTAAACTCCGGTTTTGGTGGTGCTGTACGTTGAGAACTTCCAAAGAAACACATAATCAATACCTCAAGTCAGATGCACCCTGGTTTTTTCTTAAGGGTATTCGTAACATGCTTGTACCAAGTCTTCTTGCTCTTTGTTGTCTTTGTCCTGTTCTTTTACGTCCTGTTTCACCTGTAGTCTGTTGCCCTGATACTGTTGCTCTTGAAGGTAAAGGTTTTGTTCTGTTACTACCGACAACAACTCTTTCAGCAGTCTTCTCAGGCTTTGGTGCTGTGGGCCTTGGCTCTGGTAAAGGTGGTGGGGAAGGTCTGCTAAAAAAGCACATTGCTAATTCTCCAAAACTGACTCAGTGAGCATCGTATCTTTTTGCCTTTTCTGTTGTTCGATCAGGTAATCAACAAGAGATCGTTGCCCTGCTTTAAACCATATCTCTCTATCAGATAAAGACAAGTCAGGATGGCGGTGTGGAAAGATTTGATCTAAGGCAAAAATCAATTCATCTGTAATTACTGGTAGTTTTTCAGATGACATGATTAGTAAGATTTATATGTATTGTAGTTCACTTTTGATAATAAAGTATAGCAGCTTTAAATTTATGTGATAAGGTGATGCTGAAGGAAGAATACTTCTTTTACAAAACACGGAAAGCCAATAGCTGCACTACCCGTAGGCTATTGGTTTTTTTTATGGAGTCCAGAGAGATACTTCTCCTGTCTTATAATCAAAGTCTCCATGTCTCAGTATTCTTGCAAGCTGTGCATTTAATACAGCATCAGCAAAGTCATATTTCTTTTTCTCATAAGCAGCTACTACCTTTTCCCACATCTGTTCAAGTGTTTTAGCTTCACCTAATATCTTTTCTGCTGTTACTGGTCCTACTTTATCTATACCAAAATAGTTATCTGTACTGTCTCCTGTAAGAGCTTGTATCATCCAATGCCTATCAGCCTTACGTTTAGTTATTAGTTCCATATCATCACCTGCAAGCAAGGTACAGGGTACAGATCTCATATCCTTATCAACTGAAACTATTATTGGGTTGTCGTATTGTTTAGATGTTGCAAGCAGAGCCATCACATCATCACCTTCAAGTCCATCAAAACTCTTCGATTCGTATCTTTCTCTTACCTGTTCAATAATTTTACAAAGACCTAAAGGTTTTCTTTTGTGTTTTCTATTAGCCTTATATTCCGGATAGATAGTATGTCTGAATGTTGGATACTCAGTAAAACACATAACAACATCTTTATCGTCTTCTGCTATGCCCTGGTAATATGCAACCCTGCCATCAACCATTTCATGCACATCTCTTTCATCAGCATGCAATGTATGTAAATCTTCATTCCATCTGACATCCTGTTCACATGCACAGCATGAAGAATAGATAAGCCAATCAGCATCAATCAGTAAAGTCATCAGTCTCCAAAGTAGTTGGATAAAGGAAGTACTAACCTTCCTGTTTTATCGTCATACAGCAGTTTGTCTATCGGTCCTGTCATGCCAGTATGTCGATTCTTCAATACACGCAACTGTAGTTCTGCTCTTTCTGCCACATCTCCCTGCTGGTTTCTTTCACAGGCAACGACCAGATCTGATAACTGTGCTATTGAATGCGAAGAACGCAGATGGTTAAGGCTTACCTGATGTCCTTCTTCATGTCCCTTGCCCTCTGGCCTACGCAGATGAGAGACAATAATTAGACCTATACCAGTGGATTCAACCACCTGTCTGAGCTTGGTGCAGACCACATCCAGAGCTCTTCTTTCATCTAAGTCAGCAAGTCCTGACACAACTATTGTTAGATGATCAAGTATCACTACATCCACACCTTCAAAGGACTGTTTCAACCCTTCTGTTTCTTCTACATTATCCTCAAGGTGCAGGGGTTTACTCATCTCTACGCCCAGTATGCCCTGCATCGTTCTCTGTACACTTTCTTCTAAAGCTATATAACCAACCGTTAAATTATTCTTCATAAAGTGATGAGCCAATTCTCTGCAGATTGTGGACTTACCAGTACCACTACCTGCTGCTATACACATCATCTGGCTTTTATGAAATCCTCTGGTAAAGGTATCCAGTTGAGGAAAGGGAAAAGGACAGACGCTGTTGATACCTTTTTTTGTCAGTTCTTGCCAGAGGTTAGAGGCGTTAAGGATGCCATCTGGTCTAACAGGGGTTGCTTTCCATAGGAGATCTTTAAGTTCCTCCCCTTCGCCTGCGATGAGCATTTCATTAGCGTCCTTTCTAGGGAGTCTACATATAGCTGCCTTACCAGGAGGTAAGATTTTAACTGCTTTTTCGGCAGCAGCCATGCCAGGCTCGTCACTGTCAAAACAGATTACTATTCTTACAAACTGAGATAACCATTTTAAATTTGCAGCTATATATTTATTAGCCGA